TTTTTCCATAATGATGTCACCCCATGCATCTAAGCCTTTTACGTCATATGGTATCGCAGTAGTTTCGGTAACTGGTACTTTAGTCACAGTTTCAACCTGTTTAAAGAATACGTACTTTTGTTTACCGTTACCAATTGATTCTAGTAAAACTGGTTCTTGTGGTGAAACCGTTGTAGTTACTGATTCATAGTAACCCAATCTTCTTGCGGTCTCTTCAGTCTCTGAAATAAATTTAATGTTCACAGAGTCAATACCTTCAATTGATTCCAAGATATAGACAATATCCGACTTAGGCAGTTTATCTCTTCTCGTTACATTTAATAAGTATTCAGATACTTTCGCTCTAACATCGTTATAGATCTCCTCTTTAGTGTAACCTTCAAAGTATCTGATATTAATGTCCATGCTGTATTTTCTAACCTGAGGTTTCACAAATTTAACTTCAGTTGTAACCATCATCTGACCTGACTCTTGTAACACCTTAGTCATTGCATCGTACTCGGTTTGTGTAAAGAACATCTCCTCTTGTGGAAGTGAAAAGTAATCTTGTCCGCTTGAAACTTTACGCTTTACATCTGGCACTGCAAAAATATAGATCACGTTGTCATCATCTAAGTATTGGTCATCCGTGCTATTATAAGCATCAATGTAGCTGAAGATACCATATCTTGAAAGAAAGTACTCGTAGTTATCTGGTGTTGCCAATACAAATGATTTGCTAGCCATTGGTGTTAAGATCTTAGTGAACTTGGTAGATTCAGGATCAGCACCCATTTTAGGAGCTGAAACGATCGTTGTATCTAAGTACTCTACTAGTTCATGGAAGTTGTCAGCACTATCTGTACCTTCATCTAGCCATTTAATTGTAATTCCACTTGCATCACCAACATTACCTTTAGCGCCTGAGTGTTTTACGTATTCAACTGTAATTTGAGCACCCCTCGGCGGTACCATACCAAAGTTACCATTTCCAAAATAGATGTCTAGGCCGCTTGAGATTGCCGTTTTAACCATGTATGCCTTCTCTTCTGCTAACATGTCATATAGTGAAACGTGTTTAGTCCAGGCCTCGCCATTTACAAAGACAGCAACTCTATCATGGTCGGTCATTCCGTCAGTCTTAACATTAAAAGACTGCATCTTTTCACCGGTACCGGTAAGTGTTTGAGTCTCATATTCACCTTGAATAAAAGGAATCGTAAGAGTACCGTTATATGATTTGTCTAATTTAAAAGCATCCTTATCAGTTAATAGCGTGTAAATTTGGCCGTTGCTATCAATCTTTAAAGTTGCTCTTGAGTTAATAATCAGAGTGCTACCTGCAATTTTGCTAAAGTCAGCACCTGGCTTCCATCTTAATTGTAGTTCACCAAAAGCAGCGTGGCCTCTGGTTGCATCGTGGCCGGTAAGTCTAGCCAGACCATAAATAGATTCTGCCTGTTGTGCAGTGTAAATGTTTTGTTCAACAGTTGAATCCTCAACGTAGAACATCAATAACTCACCAATCTCAGATAGTACTGAGATGATTTGTGCATAAGGAGAAGCTTCTGTAAATAGAGTGTTTGCTCTATTGTAAGCACGGGCAATATAGGTTTTTGCATCGTTCCTAATTGTCTCCGCTGTAACCCTTAATTTATTTAAAAATTTAAGTTCGGCCATTTTTTTAATTTATCTTTTTAACCAGCAACGGTAATCGCGTATTTATTATCAATCAAAATATCAATATAAGCTCGGTCTCTAACTTCTCCGCGCTCAAATATTACGTCCACTTTGATATTATATTTTGCAGCTAATGGACTATATGTAAAAAGCTGTTGTTGAATCAACGACTTTAGTTGGTGTTCATTAAAACCTAAAGTATAAAGTGTATCTTCTAGATTACAACCAAGATCGGGTGATCCAATTACATCACCTCTGCGTGTAAAAAGAATCATTTCGATCTGAGAAATTAACATTTCTACCTCACTTTCAACTTGAACTTCAGTAGCAACGTAATTTGGATCTCCAGCTGTTTTTATGTATAGCTCCATCTATCTATATATTCTATTTTATTAGCTATGGAACATCCAGTCCACACCTTCATCGCCTTTGATCTCCTCTTCGATCGCAGCAAGTTCATCGTCTCCCATTGACTTGATAGCATCATAGTCAAATTCAACGTTACCTGGTAGAGCAAATTTAAAGATACCTAATTTAGCACCTAAAGATTGTTTAATCTTAGCGCTTACATATCTAAAAAAGATCTCATCATTGAATAGAGCACAGTCAGGAATAGTCTCATAAAGTTCAAGAATCACATCACCCTTTGGTGTATCACCCATGAATTTAAGATCACCCGTTAATTGTGAGTAGCTAAATGAGATTGGATTCTCAAGAATCATCCTAGCAGTATCTGCCATGAATGCATTAAGTACATAATATTGCATCTCTTCAGCTGCTTCAGCAGGACCAGCACCATTATACATTCTACGGAATAACATCTTCTCGATTGCAAAGTCACTACCAGACTGGAAACGTACGTCCATACCACTACCAATACCGTTAAAACCGCTTGCTAAGTCATAAACTCCATAAATAGAGTAAACTTCTCCACCGCCATTAACTGGATCTGGTCCAGGTAGGGTTAAAGTTCTAGTAGTTTTAAAGTATTCAGTTTGAAAAACTGAGTTAGGAATATGGTAATAGTTTTCTTTTACAGCATATTCATATTTTTTATAGAACCATTTCTTAGCACGTTTAATAATGTTAAGAATTTCTTTTTGTGGCAGTTGAATTGGAATCATACAAGCCCCGGTAATATCATCACCGATCTCTTCTAAGAAAGCATTTAAACAGTTTTCACCAAACTCTCTTGGTGTATTTAAACCTTGCTCATTACCGCTTCTAATTTCGCTCATTATCTTATTTTATTTTTTTGCTGTTTACAATTTCAGTATCCTCAAATCTAGCAGTAGAACTAACCATGCCCTCTCTAAAAATACCACCTACCATTCTGCCTTTAAAGATACCATCCTTACCAAATACATAACAGTTAGTAACTTCACAGCTACCATGTACATAAGAGGATTCAATTTTAGATTCTTTTACTTCGGCTCCTTGATAGAAGTTACATCTGATTAGGTTGGCTCCTTTAATAACACCACCATAAAAATCAGAACGTTCAACATTACCTCCAACTTCACAGTTATAAAACTCACAGTTTTCTAATAGATATGAAACGCCAAACTTACCGTCTTTGATCTGAACTTTACTAACGTCAGAATCATAGTTGATAACACCACTGGTAAGTCCACCGTTTATGATCAGATTCATTACTTGGTGTTTAATTCTTGGCCAGTGCATTTTAACAATCTGGTCATGTTCCTGTAAATCTACTAAAAGATGGATTTCAGGCCAGTTTTCATTAAGTTTTTTGTAGTCCTTTAGGGCTTCAACAACCGGCTTATTCTTGTTTAAGATACTTCTTAATTCAATCTTGTTCTCCTCGGTAAATCTAGGATCCTTGCAAGAGTTCCACATTTGCATCAAGAAGGCTTCGATTAACAAGAAGATCTCTTCTTGTTTCTTTTCATAGCCCTCACCACCTAGGTATCTAAACTCTAGATAGTTCTTCTCTTTTTTTGAGAAGTTAATGCCATAATATTTTGTATCAGCAAATTTGTAGCTGTTAGATGAGATATTGTTACCATCAAAGAAGTAGGCTTCATCCTTAGGCATTACCCATTTGATAGATTTTGCATAGGTTGACTTCTCTCTGTTCGGGAAGAATTTATAAACCTGGCGCTCGTTAAAGTCTAGGATGAATTTAAGTACATTCATTTTAGAGACCATTGCTGGATCCTCTAAGTACTTCTTGTCAAATGATAGGTTGATGTGAATTGATGCTCGGTCATTAGTGTAACCATTCTCACTGATCCACTCAAGTACCTTAATAATCATAACCCTAGCATTCCTATAAGGTAGGGCGCCGGTAACTAGCTCAATTAGGCCTTTACCACCAGACATGTCTGGTTCCATTTTAAAGACTTTATCTGAAGGTTGGAATTCAGAGTGTGCCTTTGTCTCTAATCTAATATCTCGACCCAGAAGCTTACTCATTTTTTCACGAGTTTCTTCTAGGTCGAGATTAGAATAGAATTCGAATTCAATGCCGACAAGTGCAGCATTTAAGATTGATACGCGATCCGAATTGAAGTTTAACTTTTGCATGCTAAGAGTATGATATTACTTTCATTTATATATCAGACTCTATGTGCGCTAGTGTTATTCCGGCATCTTTAAAAATACCTTATTTGTTTCTGCTTCGATTCTTGTGATTTGTACAGTGATTTTATCACCTGGTTTGAAAACAGACATGGTCTCTTCTCCAATCTCGCTGATGTGTAGTAAACCAACAACACCCTCTTCGATTGTTACGAATAAACCGTACTCTTTTTTGCTTTTAACCTCAGCTTCAACTGTAGCTGGGATATTATATCTTGAAGCAATTGTCAACCAAGGATTAATTGCATCATTGATCTTTTGTGTCAATGTGATCTTAGTGTTAGAAACGATGTCTTTCACTTTGAATGCAATCTCATCGCCAGGTTTAATTTCACGAGTTCTAAACTTCTTCATAGTATCCTCATCCAAGTCATTGGTGTGAATCATACCAGTCAAACAGTCATTAAATTCAACGAAGACACCATACTTAGCAGTTCCTGTAACGAAACCAGTGTATTCAGCATCAATGTTCTCTCTAAGGTCTGCAATTGCATTTGGAATCAAGGCCTGTAGATATTTTCTGTGTGAAACCACAATTGTACCTCTCTCTGGCGAGAAGCTTACCGGTACCACATAGATCTCTTCACCTACGATTGAGTTGAAGTCATGTAGTTTGTTGATACCTGCTAGTGAACCTGGCATAAAGCAATCAATACCCTGAATTCTTACGATGTAACCACCGTTTTCAATCATGTGTGATACTTTACCGATCCATGCTGTATCTTCAGTCTCGATCGTATTTCTAAGATCTGTAAAGACTTTTTGTTTGATACCGCCTGAGATTGAACCAACAACATGTGTGTTTGGTTTTAAGGTTGTAATTAAGACTGCTGTCTCTTCTCCAATCGTTAATGCTTTAACGAAATCTGGCTCGCGGTCATATTTAACGTAAATTAACTCGCGGTAACCGATGTCCACAGTAATCCACTCTTGGTTGATTGCGTAAACCTTACCTTCGTAGATTGAACCTTCTGTAATTTGAGTCTTAAGATTCTGTTCAGAAACGTGACCTTCCATCATATCATACAACTGTTGAGCGTAAGAAGCTCGAGAATAGACTTTGTCGCCATTCTTAGTTTTGATGTGTGGATTTGGCTTTCTTAAGATTGATGGACATGTGGCTTCATATTCAGCCCACATAAAATTACCATCTTCATCATACCACTCATTACCTGAGTTTTCAACTGGATGGTCTTTTTTAAACTTTTCGACATCAAAGTCATTTGTGTCATTTGGTAATCTGTCAATTACCTCTTCGGCTAGAGCAACATTTTTTGGGGCTCTTGGTCGTTTGTTTTTTTGGTTCATTTATTTTTTGATTAAAAGTGTAACATATTATATATCTGCTTAATCCTGATTATTTGGCGATCGCCTTATCATAGAAGTCTGAGTAGCCAAGTACAATATCTCCCCAGATTGGATCGTCGCTCTCATCATCTGCATTCTTAACTTTTTTCTTAATCTTACGTTTGCTAGATTTAGAAAGTGGGAATGTTTGAATATCCAACCAACTTTTTAATTTAGCCTGTATATCTAGACCTGTGATCTCTTTACCATCTGGATCCTTTACTTTATAATCAGCAGCCGTAGCACCTTCACATTCTGCGGCATCCGTCGCATCTAATTTACCTTCAATCTCTTTCTTTAATGCTAAGATAGGATCGATCAATGCTTTAATTGTAGCAACACCAGACAAACCACCTAAACCTAGATCTTTCACAAGATGTAATATTTTAGATGTTAAGACTAGTACTAATAAGATTGCTGCTTTAATTGCAACCAGACTTAAATAGAGTCTAAGTGCTGAAGACGCTGGGTTTGGCGCACCAGGTGCAATCATAGTTGGCATTGCAGCATCTGCAATTGCTTTGGCCAAACTCTTAGGTATTTCAGCACATTCTGCTTTAAGTTGTGATAACATAGCGACAAGTTCTGCTCTTTTAGCATCGATGAAAGCTTTACCAGCTGTTTTCATCTGCTCTATATAAGCATCCTTTTGCTTTTTGATCATAGTCTTTATGTCTTCTTCCGGCAATTGATATTCTTCTGCAAGTTCTTTTACTTTCTTCTCAATTTCATCAAAGCCAGCAACAATACCAACGAACAAGCCGATAATTACATCTGCGCCTGGAATAGGTAGCGATAAGGCTTCAATAGTTTCATCAACAGCACATATAAGTTTGTCTAATTCTTCCATCTTTAAACTTTAATTTGTTTGATTTTAGCTAATGTAGCTTGGATAATACCTAACTTTACCGAACTTGTTGGTAACATTGGCGCGCCCGTTGCTGGATGTGTATGTGAAATTATTGCATCTAACATATCTGATAGAGTATCTTGTAAAGTTTGACCTTTTACAGCTGGTTCTTTTTCATCACCATACGAACTTGCAATATAAATGTTATCTGAATGTAGATACATTTTACCATCGGCTGCAAGTCGAATCATTGGTTGTTCTGTTTTGGAATCACCGGTTGCTATAATTAGACCATCTTCTGGTGACCAATAGATTCTAATTTTTCTTTCAGCATCATAAACAATACTCATTACATTGTATGGTTCGGCTGATGAATTTAAAACTTCTTCCTTTAATTCTTTATTTTGATCAATTTGAAACCAGTATTCAGGGTGGTATAAGTTGCCGTTATCAAATCTAACTGCAACAATGTCACCTTTTCTAGGCACTGCATGTGAACCAACTTGATCTCGGTTCATTGGCGTTGCCCATGGAATAACGTTATCTGGCAATAGGTCGAATTTACCAAATACCTTTACCCTGCACCTTCCGTTATTTAATGGGTCTTGGTTATCAACAACCTCACCAATCCAGTGCATATCCCTAAGATTATCTTCATAGATGTCGTTCTTATTCATATACGTTTTGGTTTAGGTTGCCATCTGGTGTACTATCTATCGCTGGAGTATCACCATATACATTATCAAAGTTACCTCCGTCTGGAGTTGAATCAGATGGGTTAAGTCCTTCATAAATATTTGCCGGGCTAATGTTTGCTGGTTGAACTAACCCGCCACCGACGTTAAGATTACCATAAATATTTTGTGGTTCTATGCCACTTGCTGCCTGAGTAGTTGCAGCTCCTGCCAACGCAGCGAGTCCACCTAGAGCATTAATACTTGCAATGTTTATCGCATCTCTTAGAGTGGTTGTAGTATTGATTCCATAAATATTACCTAAAAAAAGACCGCCAATGCCATCTGTGGCCCTGTCTACTAAATTTCCAGCAAGACCCGTAAAACTAACTCCATGTGCATTGCCAATTACAGAATTACCGGTAGTAAGCCTGGTCATATTCCTTAGTCTGGCGATTGCACCACCGACAGAATTAATAGCTTTATCTGCAGCATCCTTACCCATATTGACAAGTGCCTGTGCAATTTTTGGCGTATCATCATTCGGATCAAATGGATTTCTGAGAATATCAGGAGTTTCGTTCGTTATAATCTCAGTCTCCTTTAATTTTAAATCTAGTGGTAAGTTAGGTCCTCCATTTTCCCAAAGTGTTTCTGCAACCTTATAATAAATACCGATCTTAGGTTTTTTATATTCAGGGTTTTTAGATAGTTCTGCAAATGCTTCTTGGCCCGAGTTCATATCAAACTCACAGTGTTTAAGTCTAATTGCAAAAACAGGTTTCGTTTTACCAACCACAATGTTAGTATAATTATCATCTAAGAAACCTTGCGCATAAACCTTATCTACGTTTCTAGAATCTTGGCTCTGGTTTGATAAGTTTGAATAGGACGTGGTTCCGCGATTTGAACCCAGCAGTGGACTTCCTGTATTTTCCTGAAAGGTTCTCACCTCAGTTACATAAATATCCATTGTAAATTTAGAGACATTTGTTGGCATGATTCTAATATTTCTCTTGTCGTCCCAAACGATATTTCTATATAGCGACATTAATTTAGTCGCTGTTAACTCAATGTTCTCCTCAAGACATTCAATCTCAATTTTAGGTTTATCAACACCCCTCCAAGGCTCTTCATCGTTAAACTGTCTAGCAATTTCCAAACCAGTTACAGATTGGAAAAACCAAGGCATCTCGGTATTTACCTTCTTTAAAATTGAGATAAACGAATTTAATCTTGCTAATTTGTCAGCTGCATATTCCGGTGCTGTATTTGCAACCACTTTTTCAAAGAAGTTTCTAGCTGAAGTGATCGGCTTGCCGGAACCGGTTGCTGCTGGAGCAAAAAGAGGACTTGAAGTATCTGGGTGTGTAGCATTCGGTGCAGAACCTGTAGCACCTGAACCAGCACCTGGGTCATCAAAATGGAACACAAAAAAGAATGATAGTAGTGTAGGTTCCTCGTGAATTGAACCGACACGAACTGACCCTTTTTTAAAGACTACGGGATCAGGCAAGTAACTAGACTTAGTTCTCGCTTTAATCTCATTAGCAGCCTGCATTTGTTCTGCAAATCCGTTTGGTCCCATACCTTATATATTACTCTTTTTTATTTGCCTTCGGCATTTTGTTTAGCCTTAGCTAAATCCACAGCTTTACCAGGCCATTCTCTTCTGATCAGAGTTAATTCTTGTACCATCTTCTTATTATCTTCTGTATAAAGATAGTCGATATTTTCGATGATATAGTAACCTGACAAGAAGTGGTTTTGCACCTGATTTGGTCTCTCTTCCGCAGTGGTCTGCATATCACTATTCTTTCTAGTTAAGTTATCATTTAAAGCACCGACTTCTTTTGCAGTCTCTTTAAATTCTGCTCTAACCTGTGTTGTTTGAGGGTGTACCTCATATATCATCACCGGAAGCTTCTGGTATTTATATAACGAAGGATTAAAGGCTTGTAACCTTACTTTCAACTTCATTTTTTGTACCTCATCCTGGTTCTGGTGATCTATCAATTTAGAATAGAGAGCATGTTGATGTACGTTACCTAGTCCATCTTCACCCACATTCTGTCTACCAACCCATTTGTGTTTAACTTCAGTTGCAGTTCGGTCTTCTTTCTCAGCGATAGAACCTCTAAGAGGTCTGTCTGAATCCGGCATTGACTTAGAGACGAATGGTTGTATATTAAGCTGAGTGTATCTGCTACCTTCTTCCGCATTATCATCATAAAAAGCAACCTTTCTAGCATATCCATTTCTAGCGCTCACTATCGCAGAATTATTCTCAATACTGTATTCAGCAATGTACATGTTACTAGGCCTAAAAGCCATTTCATTACTCAGCATCAATGGAGCTGGTAAATTATCAGCCTCGGCTGGTACATCTGAGTTTTCAGCAATAGATGCTTTCAATGCAGTATAATTCGCTTGTAGTTCACCTGCAGGTGGATTCGGTGAGTTAAAGATTCGGTTAACATCAACAAAGTTTAAATAGTAAAATTGATCAATGTACCAAGTTGTGAATGACTCTTCAGACACGTATGATTCTGCAACAAGATTATCTATAAACTTAAGGTAGTCAACCCATGCTTGAATTCTCGCTTGTTGATCCTGAGTCTCTGGTACATTTGTTGCTAAACCTAATTTTAACTCGCGAGCAATTAGTTCTAAATGTTGAATACTTGTACCATCCTCATAATGTTTACACATTTCAGCCATGATGTTAGGAATCTTAGCCCTACCGCGCATAAAGATCTCAGGCACATCGAACTGATTGTCCTTTGGCATAGAAACTTCATACAGTTCAAAATCCATATGGATTGATTTGAATGTATCATTGTTTGGTGAGTTTAAAAAGACAGTTGCACTGTCGCCATCTCTTGGATAGAACTCAGAGTCAAAAAGTCTTTTATTATCTTTAACCAAAACCTCAAAATAAGGCACCTTGCCGCTTAGAGTCAATCTAAAGAACATTACCTCACCGGCTGTAAATTGATAAGGTCCGATCTTAATAAACGGTTGTAGGCTGGCAAACGATTTAGTTTGTCTAGCTGTAGCCCCGTCATTTTCACTTAGATCAGCAACCTTAATTTCAGCAGGTCTAATCGCAGGCTCAACAACCGCAAATATGTGGTGATCTGCCTTCATAATTAATTACCGCAATTCTTTTTAGAATCTGATCCTGTTTTCGGATTTCCATCGTTTGGTTTATTTGTACCTGTTTTATCAGCTTTACCACCATTGGTTAACTTCTTATCAAAGAAGTCTTTTAAAGCTTTTTGATTTGCATTTTCAACCTTCTTGGCATTTTTCAAATCAATAGCTCTAGGTATAACAGTTGGCTCATCATTTCCAGCAGGAGGTGCAGTCAGGTTTAAACCAGTTTCATTTACAGGATCCGTTTGTGCTTGCATACCAAATTGTACTGCACCATCCGGCATAAATTTGTATGCCTTCTTACCAGCTGGTATTACGTTAGGTGGCAAGAGGTTCTCCTTGTTATATTTTCTCTTTAGGACATCGATTTTTGCTGCATCTTCTTTAGGCAGGTTTTTAGTGTCCATAAATAGTTTCTTCATTGGGTTTTCATCCGATGTTGCAGGTCTCTCTAACTTATAGTAACCAATCTTATCTGGTGGAACCAATATTTCATCACCTTCAGCAATAGAAAATGGATCAGATATGCCGTTAAACTTTAACAGTACATCCGTCATACTCTGATCACCATAGTATTTTATGGAGATTAGATCAGGTCGACCCTCTTCTGAAGCATCAACGGTATGTTTAGTTGTCACAACCTCATCCTTGCGATCTAAAAATCTGATCAACATTGTAGGTTGTGCAAGTAAAATCTTGACACCATCGTTCGCTTTTAATAAAAGTGATTTTAATTGCATTTCTTATCTATAATTTTATCCTGCAGCAAAGTTAGATATACGTGCTTTCAGAGACTTGCTACCGCCTTTGTCCTTATTACCATAAGCACTTACGTCATATACTTCATTAATATCTCTTGCACCATCAAGTTCAGGCTGTAAGTAGAGTCTACCTCTACCAGCGTTAAACATACTTTCGATCTCTGCCTTATCTCTTGGTCTAGAAGGTTTTAACTTAACAGTCAATACAATTTTAGTAGGAAAACCTTCAAGTGTTAATGGCCCCTCCATTTCAAACTGGGCATCAGTCAGAGCCAAGTCACCAATTACTGCAATCGGTGCAATTGGATTACCAATCGTTAAGTGCCATGTTCCAGCAGGATCACCGGTTAATAGGGCTGCCGCAACCTGACCACCTTGTGCTGCTTGAGGTCCACCGAAGAGTTTCATTAGACCACCGCCAACTAGGTTATCTAGGATCTTAGAGTCACCTACTGCGTTGGCAACACCTGCAATATCCAGGTTCATTACAGCATCTGCCATACCACCTAGGGCTTTCATCAGGTCATTACCACCGGCAGTTACTGTCTTTTGAATGTCACCAAATAGAGACTGAGCAAAACCAGCATAGTCACCAGATGCTAACTTACTAAAGTCACCAAACGGCTTACCGGTACGTTTACCACCACCGCCACCACCGACATATCTAGTAGCACCACCCCAGAAAGGAGCTGTACTATATGTCAGAGCTAACAAGTTTGCTAGAGTGTCCAAGAATGCAATCCTTGGTGATGTATTAGGATACGCTTTAATGTTATAATAGAACTTCAATGAGAACTCTTGATCAAATTCCAAACCTTGGTCCCTTACTGTAACCTTTTTAATTACGTTAAGAGGTCCGAACACGTGGTTCGGATATGTATTACCGAATGAGTCATATCCGTTTGGTTGTGTATTTGCAACAGCAGCTTGTGCTGGAGTATATCCATTAAGACCTGCTTCAATCGATGAAAGTACACTGTTACCGTCTAAGAATTCACCCAACATACCACGTTTGTTTGCAGTGGTACTCTCAGTTTGGATGGTCTGTAATTCAGCAGTTTGTTCTTTCCAGTTATACTTAACGTTGAACTTTAAGATCTCTTTAATGTCATTGCCAAGGCCAGGTGACATCCAAGTAATTGCTCTTGCCAAATCTGGTTGTGTAATATCAAATGGTTGTGGATTTCCAACTTTGAACTCAACTGTATTTACAATATCATCCTGAATTGGATATGCAAACCTACGTAGGGTAATCATATAGTCATTTGAAATTTGACCATAATGTTCACACTGTGTAAAGTCTGTTAATTTATAAGCAAATCCTTTAGAAGGTAGACTATTTGCATAGTCAACTATGTTTCTCGCTGAAGGATCTAAAATACCTTTAGTTAAAACCGCTTGACCGTACTCTTTGTAGAAAGAGTTCATATTATCAGCTGTAATTCCAGGCTGGTTAAAATATTTGTAAAGTGTCCAGTCGTTAAATGCTGACTTCATCGCTAAACCAGCACTGATGGTTCTACCTTTTGATGAATCAGTAGAACTATTACCAATCTTATAATTCATGGATTGTTCTTCCAAAGCACCATAAATACTCAGTTGATTAGAATCTGCTTTGTCGCGATCAACCATCGGCGGGCTAGAAGGGCTTGGTGGGATTGGTGGGATACCAGTAATATCATGTAAAAACGTTTCCGTTTTTATCTCTGTAGTTTCAACATCTTTACCATTGGCGTCCTTCTTTTTTACAGGCACCTGAGTAGAAACGACTCTTTTCCAAACTGCAGTGTCATCTGTAACATAATTAACCTCAGTGGTCTCAAATTGTACACCATCTGCAGTATTCTCCAGTTTATAAGTAGGACCTTGGTTAGATACGTATTTTACAGGGTTACCTTTTTTAGGCTCATTTTCAGTATTTGATGCTGCCATTTAATAGAGTTCTTTTTACTATATATCCGGCAAAGATAGTATGATGATATGTTAGAGCCATTCAGCTCCATCTAATTCCGAGCCGGAAGGTCGATATAGAAGTTCATCTGCCCAGTTTGGGTCTTTAGGGTATCTATCTAACAAAAAACGTTCAACTGCTTTAATGTATTCACCTTTTGTATGGAATCTAAATTCACCGGAGTAGATGTTCCGATTTGTAAGCTCAAAGATTTCTTTTAGCTTCTGTTGCACTAAAAAAGATTGGATGTTATCGAACAAGACATTCATCTCAGCTTTGGTTTTAGTACAGAAGACTGAATCCACAACGATTAGATAACTTTTCCAGTTCTGTCCATTGAAGACATCATCTTCAAGTTGCTCAACTTTGTCATAGTTGTCACGCTTCAGATTAATCTTAGTGTCATGGCCTTCAAAGTCTTTAATGAATCTACCGCCAAAAAGATTGGCTTTTAAAAAGTAGATCTGATCGTAAAACTTCTTGATCCTAATTTGATACTGTGGATTAACGTCATCGAATTTAACATCATAGATCATAGCCCTAACAGGAATCAGGACGTTAGGCTGTTGGGTTGTTGAAATTAAAGCATGAATTTGTTCACCTTTGGCAAACAGTTTATGTTTAATCATTCTCTACGAATTTAACGTTATCAAATTGAGTTAGTACACCTCTTTTTGGATAGTCGGTGCGATTAATTACGGTTAGATTAAACTCTAACTCATAAGCTTCAAATGAGCCGATGTAGTCTTTAAAGTTACATACAGTCTCACGGTCCAGGTTTTTAAACATATAGAGAATCCTGGTATTCTCGTAGATCTTACGCTCTTCTAACAATTTAGAGATCATCCTCATAATATAGAGTGAGATGATCGTATCAGAGGGCTCGTTATTGTAAGGATCGCTTTTAACCAGTCGAGCATGGATGTCTGAAAACGAGATTGCCAGGTCGTGTTTCTCCGACCTGGCAAATCTATCAAATTCTGTTCTTGTCTTGCACCAGACTCCCTCGACTTTCAAAAGCATTACTTAATTGCATCCGTCAAAAGCTTTAACTCTGATTCAAGTTGCTTAATTCGGGTTTTTATTTCATCTTGGGTTGGTTTATACTTCTTGCCCCAAGTGGTTGTGATCGATAATTTATCACGATCTAAATCATTACCAACATCAATGCCTAAGTCTAGGATTAGATCGCTAAAGAATTTAATCTGGTTGCTGCGGCTCTTGTCTTCGAAATCATAAACTCTACGTGAGATATACTCTTCTCCTGCACCGTTTACGTTATCATCGATCAAATGTTTTACTAGCCCGTTATCAGCAGGTTCAATGTTGACTGAGATCATATCTTATTATTGGTTATTTCTAGCAGCCATTAAAGCAGCAGCCTCTCTTTGTAATTCACGAGCCTTTTTCTTGTCTGCTTTGTAAGTCTCTTTGTCTTTTACAGCAGTCATTGCCCATGCTTCTTCTAGAAGAGCAACCTCTTCTTGATTGTAACCCATACCAAACCATGTAGATTTGCAGCTTTGTAAAACAGCTTCTAATCTTGTAGCGTTTAGTTCATCAATGCGATCTACGTTAGCCTGGTGGATTTTACGACCAGCCTCCATAGTTTCTTTTTTGAATTGACGATAAGCTGGATGATTGTATCCTAGCTTCTTAAGAAGTTTTAGAATTCCGTTTTGTTTCTGAATCGCTCTGCGCATTCTTCTGTTTGGTACTTGTTGTGTTTGTTCCGTCATTGTAATAATTATTAGTGAATAATTGTATTTGCTCGTTTAACTTTTGTTTCATATTATCTATCTGGCTTTCGATAAGCAGCACAATCTGTGCTTTTAGTTCATCAGCCTCAACATCCATTTGGTCGATCAACATATCGTAAACCTCTCTGGATGGTAGATTAATTTCTACGGTCATTGACCCAGTATTCTTTTTGCTCATCTTTTCAAGCATAGCCATCATGATGTTATTTACTGGTTCAGCTTTTGGTTGTGCGGGTTGCACCACATGCGGTTCTTGCCACATTGGAGTTTCTGCAACAACTGGTGCAGGTGTAGCCACACCATTGGTAGTTCCAACCATTTCCACTGGCTCAAATCCTAAAGTTTTAGACATACTTTTAGCCTCTGCCATTGAAGTGGTTCTCAATAAGTATTCATTAACCAACTTCTTGTTAACTTTAGTACCATCTGTAAAGTAGAGCCATTTGCCATCTACTTTAGTGTCATCGGCCTGTACGATTTGACCTGCCCTTTCAGTTTTTGACCAAACAAGATAGACCTCTTGTTTCTTTTGTTCTAAATCTGCCATCATAGTGTTTTCTTTACTTAGTAGCTTTTTGATTAGCTTTAGTACCATTGTACTCTCTGTTTATAAATTGCTTTAAAAAGTCCATAGATTCTTCAGAACCGATTATAGCATCAGCCTTAGAATACCTACTGACCCATACTTCAGCGAATCGTTCGTTACCCAGTTCCAAGAGACTCTTTTTTAAGTCCTCTACTTTCGGAACATACATTTTATTAAATCCCATTAGTTTATAATTTTAATTCTCTCTTTAAAGCTAGGTGGGAAGAAGCCCTCTTTATTTATCAAGCTTCTAAAGCACGCATCTAGCACGTATGTAATTGCCCAATCCTCTTCACTGCGTACAGATCTTCCGACTCCTTGCATGATCGAGATCCCTGTTTTCCAGTCATACCATTCATTGCTATGGCTTGTCTTTGCTTTAATCAAAGGGTCACCTAACGAAGGATAAGGTACTTTAAAGAAAACTTGAAAGCGACTGATGTCATCTTTCAGATCCAGACCCTCAAGGATTGAAGGACCTATAAGTATTTTATCATCAGATTCCTTAAAGTTTCTTAATGCCTCTTTT